AAGAAGATATTCAACTTTGTCAAAGTAACGGGAGACGGCTCAGTAGTAACAATAGATGGCAGCGGAAGCCAAACAATAAACGGTTCTGCCACAAAGGCTTTAGGTAGCCAATACGCAAAAGTAAGAATAGTATCAAACGGAAGTAACTGGATAGAAATATAATGGCAATAGAGACCATAATCAATATAAACGCATCCACCAAAGGCGGTAATAGCGTAAAGTCAATACGGGAAGAAATCAAGCAGGCACGGCAAGAAGCCATGCAGTTCACCCGTGATTTTGGGGAGTTTAGTCCCGAAGCAATAAAGGCAACACAACGCCTAGCTTCGTTGAAGGACGAAATGGAAGACCTTAACGAAAGGGTTGCGGGTTTAAATCCTGACAGATTCCAAGCAATTGCGGGAGTTATAGGGGGTTTAGCTTCGGGCATAAGTGCCGCGCAAGGTGCAATGGCTTTGTTCGGGTCTGAAAGTGAGGACGTGCAAAAGACCTTGGCGAAGGTTCAGGGTGCAATGGCGTTTGCGTCAGGCATACAGCAGCTTATCTCAATGCAAAATGCGTTGGCGGGTGTCGCTACAATGATTAAAACGCAAGTAATAACAGCATTTAGCACGTTGAAAGGAGCAATTGCGGCTACGGGAATAGGCGTTTTAGTTATAGCAATCGGAGTTGCAATAGAAAAAATGAGTGCATTTGCCGAGGCTGAAAAGGAAGCCGCGGACGAAGCAGAAAGATTATATAATAGTGCACAAAAAGTTTTATCATTAAACGATGTAAGTAACCAAAAATACATTAACCAACTTAAAGCAAGGGGCAAGACTGAAGAAGAGATATACACGGCAAGTACCGAATTCCAACTTAGGCAAATAAAGCTACTAGAAGAAGAACGCGCAAGGGCGGGGGCAAATACTCAAAAGTTTGACGAGGAAATATACCAACGTAGACAGCAGCTAGAACTAGCACAAAGTGAGTTTGAATTAAAGCAATACGAAAAGCGTCAACAGCAAGAAAAAGACAAAAACGAAGCCGATAAAAAATCAGCAGAAGCAGCAAAGAAAAGAGCAGAGGATAGAGCAGAGGATAGAGCACAAGCAGATGCAGAATATGCAGAGAAAACAGCAGTTACATTAGCGGAACAACTTGCAGCGTTTGAAATGTCTTGGGCTTTAGAAATCAAAGGCGAAGACAAAAAGAACCTAACTAAAGAGCAGCTAGAACGCGAATATCAATTCAGAGTAAACGAAATCCGCACAAAGTTTGACGCAGAGCAAAAAGCCTTAGATGAAAAGCGCAAAGCCGACCAAATAGCAACAACCGATACTGAGTATAAAGATAGCCTAGACGCTATTAACAAATACTACGAAGACAAAGCAAACATAGAAAAGCAGCGTTATTTAACTGGTGAGATTGATGCAAAGACATTAGCGGACAATTTGCAAGCCATTGAAAAAGACAAGTACGCAAGACTTTTAACGGAAGCGGCGGATTACGGAAAAGACCAAACAGATATTCAAAAGGCTGCGCTAGACCAACAAGTTGCAAACAAAAAGGCGGCAGATGATGAGATGGTCTCTGATGACAAGAAAAAAAGCGATGCCTTAAAAAAGAATCAAGAAGACATTTATAATAGCACTATGTCGGTATTTAGTGCTGTGTCTCAGTTATTCGGGCAACAATCAAAAGCGGGCAAAGCGTTTGCACTTGCTCAAATAGGAGCAGACACAGCACGGGCATTAACGGGAGCATTAGCAAACAGCAACACACCAACACCTGACAACGTAGCAACGGGCGGTATAGCGGGTATTGCTAAATATGTAGCATTGGCAGCGACTATCTTAACCAACGCAGCAAGGGCAAAACAAATACTTGGAGAAAGTGGCAACAAACCATCCGCACCAGAAGCACCTAACGTGCCTCAATTATTCACCGTTAACAACCAATCCCTGAGAAACGCGGGCATTCCAAACGTGGGAAATCAGCGTGTATATGTGGTGGAGAGTGACATTACAAACGCACAAGGGCGGGTCAAGGTAAACCGTCAAACCTCTGTTTTTTAGCATCAATCAAAACTAACGTACATTTATTAATATGGATTTACCCATTTACATGGCAACCGTAAACGAAGAGGACACCGACATCGGTATTTCGTTTATATCCCTAGTGGACAAGCCTGCAATTAAAAAGGACTTTCTTGCCTTTTCAGAGAAACAAAACTACGCTATCCAAAGCGAAGATAAAAGAATCATCACGGGTGCGGCTATGATTGCCGACTTGCCGATTTATCGCAAAGATGACGAAAGGGGCGAGTATTACATCGTATTCTCAGCGGAAACTATTTGGTCACTAGCTAAGAAATTTAGCCGTGAGCAAAGATACAGCGCGGTTAACACTAACCACACAGACGAAGTAGAAAGTTTAAACATGATTGAATCTTACTTCGTGAACCGTGAACGCGGTATAAATCCCCCCAAAGGATTTGAGGAAGTGCCAGATGGTTCGTGGTTTGTGTCTTACCTAGTAGACAATGACGAGGTATGGGATAAAGTAAAGGCGGGAGAATTCAAGGGATTTTCAATTGAGGGGTTCTTTGGTGTAGAGAACCAAAGCCTTAGAGCAGCAAAGGATTTACTTGCTGAGATTGAGAATTTTCGCACCTCTATTCAATAATGTACATTTAATAGTATGATAGAAATTTTAGAAAAAATCAAAGGCGAGTTCCAAGCACTACGCGAAGAGTTCGCTAAATCAAAGATGAAATTCGGTTCTGTCGCTACCGTTGACGGTGTTGTTCTAAATTACGAAGGCGAAGAACTTGCAGAAGGTTCTATGGTCACTTTGGAAGATGGCACACCCGCACCCGATGGCGAACACTCTATTGAAGGCAATAAAATCATTACCGTTGTTGACGGTGTTGTAACAGCCATCGTAGAAGCAGAAGAGCCTGCACCCGTTGAAGAAGATTTCTCTGAGAAGTTCGCAGCCGTTGAAGGACGCTTCGAAGCATTGGAAAAGTCTATGCAAGACATCAAAGGCGCACTTGAAAAACTTATGGGTATTCAAGAGCAGCAAATGTCAGCACTTCAAGAGTTTGCAGCACAAGAACCTGCACCCGCTAAAAAGCCGATACAACCTACGGCAAAAGAAGATAGGTTGGCAAATTTCGCAAAAGCATTAAAAAACAACAAATAAATCATGGCATTTTCAGTAGGTAATTTAACTAACTACACCAAGGAAGACCAAACCCAACTCTTGGTGAAGGCGATGTTTAGTGGTAAAACAGCATCATTGTTGCAAGGCGCAAACCAAATTGTAACTGATGTTAAATCCTCTAAGGCATTACCAATCCTTTCATCAACCATTATGTTTCAAGCAGATGGTTGCGCAAACACAACTTCAGGCACAACCACTATCACAGACCGCGACATAGTAGTAGGTAAAGTGAAAGTGTTTGAAAACTTGTGTCCAAAAGACCTTGAAGCAAAATATACTCAAATCGGTCTTAGCGCAGGCGCACCCGTTGACCTTGGCGTATTCCAAAATCAGATTGGCGAAGAAAAAGCAATGGGCATCGCTGAAGCTATCGAAACCGCTATTTGGCAGGGTTCACTTTCAGGTAGCGGAAATAACTCTTTTTGGGATGGCTATTTGACTATCCTAACTGCTCTTGGTTTCGGTGGTGCAGGTGATCCAATCCAAGGCAACCCAACTACGGGCGGTGGATGGACACAATTGACTAGCTTAACTTCAAGTAACATTGATGACGCTATCACCAAAATTTACAGCTCACTTCCTGCGGGATTGTTGGGTCGTTCTGACTTGTTCTTGGCAATGGGTACAGATACATTCAGAACTTACCGTTCTTGGTTGGTATCTGCTAACCTTTACCACTACAACGCAAACGAAGCTGCTAGCCTTGAAATCCTTGACCCTATCTCAGGCATCAAGATTTACGGTCTTCCTGGTATGGATGGCACTAATAAGATTGTTTGCTCATATTGGGCTAACTTCTTCCTTGGTACTGACATGATGAACGAAGAAGAGCAGTTCAAATTTTGGTATAGCGAAGATGACGACATCGTTAAATTCAAAGCCAACTTCAAGTATGGTTGCCAAATCGCATTCCCTGACCAAGTTGTTTATTTCGTAATCTAAATATAAGTTTAACCAAAAATAAAGGGCGGGTTCTTATGCCCGCCTTTTTTATAAAACACTAAAAACAATGGCTTGTCTATTAACCCAAGGCTTCACCCTCGATTGCAAAGACCAAACGGGCGGTATTAAATCAATTTATTTGGTAGAGTTTAACTCTTCCGACACCGTGACTAAATCTAGCGGAGAAATCAGCGCACACACTTTGACGGGTGGACGTGCTTATTTCAAATACGAATTAGAAAAGGAAACGGCTACTTCTACTTGGAGAACTATTCCAAGTACTGAAAACGGCACTACTTACTATGAGGCTGACTTGACCGTAAGACTGCACAAACTTTCAACCGCAAAGCGCAACGAAATTAAACTTTTGTCGCAAGCGCGTTTGAGGTGTATTGTGCTAGACACGGACGGAAATCATTGGCTGTATGGTTCTGATTATGGCATCCAGTTGCAACAATCAGAAATCCAATTCGGTCAGGCGTTTGCAGACTTTAAGGGCGCGGTTTTGAATTTCTTGCACAAAGAAACAGACCTACCCGCAAAAGTTCAATCGGGCGTTGTAACGTCACTATCATTATCTTAATTAGGGGTAATTAATAAAAGAGCCTTGCAGAAATGTGAGGCTTTTTTATTTAGCGGGTTTTTGGGATTTTGTACATTTGTTAGTATGGTGATAATAAGCAAAGGGGCAAGTAACACTTTAATAGTAACCGTTACGGAAAAGGTCACTATTAATAACCCCTTTTTTCTTATACATTTTAAAGACATGATTACAAGTCAGCAAACTTCTTTTATTATCACAAACACCTCAACGCATACAGAAAGGTATGATGAGTTCACTTTTGTTGAGGGTAGCAATAGCGCAAAGACTTTAAACATTGGAGAGTATGTCTATACGATATACGCGCAGACATCCAACAGCAACACTAACATAGCCAACGCAGACGAGGAAGTAGAAAGAGGAATCGCCATGGTTCGCCATACAGAAAATACTTTCCCTTCTAACACTATAACCACAACCTATAAACAAAATGTTATCAGCTAAAAGTATAGACTTTCTGACATTTGCGGAAAACAAGATGCCTCAGTTTAAAGAACTGAAATCGAAAGGCATTGTAGAATTTGGAGAAAAAAACGCATTCCCTGAGCAACTGATTTATTTAATAAACAAGTCAGCAACTCACAATTCAATAGTTCAGCAAAAAGTATTGTACATTATTGGCGAAGGCGTTAAAGGCGTTCCTCAGGAGAAAATAGACCAATGGAATAAGTTTGATACCTTCCAAGAGTTCCGCTATAAGATAACCCATGATGTTAAGGTTTTTGGGGGATTTGCGGTTGAGGTAGTATATAATCGTGCGGGTGTGCCTTCATATTATCACATTGACGTGAGTAAGATTCGCACATTGGACCATTCTCAATACTTTTATGCGGAGGATTGGAGCAAGGCAAAGGAAGCGGATATTACTAATTACCCCGCTTATAATCCAAACCTTGCCAAGCCAATGACTAAGCAGCTTTATTACTATCGTGAATACAGAGCAGGTTTGGACATTTACCCTTTGCCTGAATACTATCCCGCTTTAAATTACATTGACATTGACGCGAGGATTAGCAACTTCCATCAAAACAACATCGCGAGTGGATTTAGCGCTGGGCATATATTGCAACTATTCAAAGGCGAACCAACGCCAGAGGAAGCACGTTTATTTAAGCGTAAGCTAAAAGAATACCACCAAGGGGATTCAAACGCAGGTTCGGTAATGTTGGTTTACAACGAGAAAAACGAACCCGCAGCGGAATTGACACCTTTAATGAGTAGCGGATTAGACACCATGTTTATTGAGTTAAGCAAGGCGGTTGAATCCAATATTTTTATAGCACACCAAGTTGTTTCTCCTATGCTTTTGGGCGTAAAGGAAGAAGGGCAACTAGGGGGAAGGAATGAATTAGCGGTTGCCTCTGAGTTATTCTACCGTCAATACGTCAAGCCAAACCAACAAAGGTTAGATTCTATCTATACGCAATTCTTAAACGACATGGGCATAGCCGCGGACGTTGAAACACTACGTTTTGAACCCGTAGAAATTGACTATGTTGCTTTATTTGAAAAGGGCATCGTAGACAAGAATGAGGTAAGACAAAAACTAGGTTTATCGGTTGTGGCAGAATTTGCCGAGGAAGAGGACAGAGAAATGCAAATCTTTAAATTCTTTGGTGATGAGGAAACCTATTTTGAATTTGCAGACTTGACCGAAAAGGAATTGAAAGTAATCGAAGTGGTAAACGAAAACCCAAAGGCAAGCCTTAAAGAAATCAGCGAAGTAACCAAAATAGCAGAGGAAGATATTGATAAGATTCTGCAAGTGTTAGACCAAAAGGGTAAAATCAAATATACCTCAAAGGCGGTTAAAATTTTGGACGCGGATATTCTAAAACAAACTTTAGTAGTAAGGTATAAATACGACCTAAGAGCAGATGCCCCTAAATTGGTAGCGGGTGGCGAAAGTAGAGATTTCTGCAAAAAGTTAATTTCACTAGGCAGGGTTTACAGCCGCGAGGACATAGACAAAATGAGTACCGTGCTAGGTTATGACGTTTGGAAAAGACGCGGAGGCTGGTATCACAATCCTAATACAGACGTAAACGAGCCTGCTTGCCGTCACGAATGGAAACAAATAATAGTAAGGAGAAAAAATGCCTGAGTTTGCTTATATGATTGACGTGCAATGGGTCAAAGATAATTCGCCTATTGATGACAACGTAGACCCTAAATTGCTTCGCAATGCAATGCGTACATCGCAAGACGTTTATATTAGGGACTTGATAGGCTCAGGGCTTTATGATGAGATTTTAACGCAGATTAACGCATCTACATTAAGTGCGAACAATCAGACGCTTATAAATCAATATATCGCGCCTTGCTTGCTACATTACATTATTTCTGAGGCAACCGTGCCAATGACTTTTAAATTCATGAACAAGTCTATAAGCACCCGCACCTCTGACAACTCAAACCCGATAGACATAGACCAACTTACGACCATAGCCAACCACTATAAAAACAAAGCTGAGTATTACGCCAATAGATTGACAGCGCACTTAATGGAATATAGCACTACTTATCCACTTTATCTAAATGCGGGTAGCGGAATAGACACTATACATCCATCAAGTACTACGTTTTTTTCGGGGATTTACTTAGGGGAAACCAAATGTCGCGACTATGAAGAGCCTGAAGACTAAGAAGCAAATCAGAGACGAGCAAAAGTTAAAAAAATTTCTAAGATTAAATGAACAGCCTAAATCGCTTAATACTTTCGCTAAGAACAGCGGGGGAAAATCATAAGCAAATACGCACTATTTTAGTTGGTGTTGAGGCTGACATTGATACCACGGGGGTAGATTATCCGTTAATGCGGATATTCCCCGATGGTTATAGGCTTTCTTCAGTAGATAGGTCTATTTCATACCGTTTTGCAATCGCGGTAATGGATAGGCACAAGGAAGATTTCACCGATGCGGTTGAGGTTTTGTCTGATACTGGCTTAATTCTTCAAGACATTATGTCTACTTTGCTTTATGTGTACAGAAGCGAATCTGTAGCATGGGAGGTAAACGACAACGCAGCCCCTTTTTACGACGATAAGACTTCAATCGTAGCTGGGCATATAATAAACATTGAGGCTAAAATGAGATACGAGAGGGATTTTTGCTCAGTACCTTCCAACGGTTACGATTTCCCTTCAATAGATTTGGACATCTTGGTAATTGACGGGGGTTATTACAATTCAACATACATCACGCCTTTAATTGACGGGGGAATCTCATGAGTGGATACATAACAATAAAATTAAGACGCGGCACAGCTGCACAATGGACAGCATCAAATCCAATACTTGCAGAGGGTGAGATGGGTTTAGAAACCGATACGCGAAAATTTAAAGTAGGAACGGGCGTAGGTGCTTGGAACTCTTTGCAGTATTGGGGCGGTTCGGGTGGTGGTGCGTCTGCGTTTGTAGACTTAACCGATGTACCCCCTTCTTACTCAGGGCAAGGTGGCAAACTTGTTCGAGTAAAGGCAGACGCAAGTGGGTTGGAGTTTTACACCCTAACAATCGCAGCGGGTGACTTACCTACTGGAATAGATGCTGCGAAAATCGCGGACGGTTCTGTTTCAAACGCGGAATTTCAAACGCTGAACGGTGCTTCTGCTCCATATACAACGGCAGAGCAGAGTAAGTTGGCGAATGTCACAATTACACAAGCGGTGGACTTGGATGCTTTAGAATCTGCAAGCCACACCCATAGCAATAAGGCAATCTTAGATGCTACTACGGCTTCATTTACTACGGCAGACGAAAGTAAACTTGACAACATCACAATAACCCAAGCGGTTAACCTTGACACCCTCGAAACCGATTCACACACGCATAGTAATAAGGCGGTATTAGACGCTACCACAGCTTCATTTACCACAGCAGACGAAACCAAGTTAGACGGTATTGAAAGCGGTGCAGACGTAACCGATTCTACTAATGTAAATGCAGCGGGTGCGGTGATGGAGTCCGACTATAGCCAAGCGCATTCGATTTTGGTGCAACAGTCAGGCACGGGAACGCCACAAACTTTACACCTAGGCAATAACACTATACTAGGTAAGTCAGGCGGTGGGGATTTAGCAGCCTTGTCAGCATCACAAGTAAGGTCATTGATTAACGTAGAAGACGGGGCAGACGTAACCGATGCGGCAAATGTAGGTAGTTCTATTCACGGGGCAACCGCTAAGACAACCCCTGTAGATGCGGACACTATGCCTTTGATTGATTCTGCGGCTTCTAACGTGCTTAAAAAGGTATCTTGGGCGAACATTAAGGCAACCCTTAAAACTTACTTTGATACGATATACCAAGCAGCGGGGAGTTATCTTACAAGCGCGAACATAACCCAAGTAATTACAAATGGGGTTACTGATAAAGCACCCTCAGAAGATGCGGTATTTGATGCGTTGGCTTTAAAACAAGCTACCTTAACTCTAACCACTACTGGGTCAAGTGGCGCAGCTACATTGGTGGGCGCTACGTTAAATATCCCCCAATACAGCGGAGGCGGTGGTATTTCCGATGGGGACAAAGGAGATATTACAGTAAGCGGAAGTGGTGCAACATGGACAATTGATAGCGGAGTAGTAACGAATACAAAGTTAAGCACGGGTATAGATGCCGTTAAAATTGGTGCAGGTGGCGTAGATAATACCGAGTTCGGATATTTAAACGGGGTAACCTCTGCAATTCAAACGCAGTTAGATGCTAAGGTGGACGAAAATGCAGCCATCACAGGGGCGACAAAAACCAAAATTACCTACGATGCAAAAGGACTTGTAACCGCAGGGGCAGATGCTACCACAGCAGACATAGCAGACAGCACTAATAAGCGATATGTAACCGATGCACAAGCAACCGTAATCGGAAACACAAGCGGAACAAACACGGGTGACAATGCCGTTAACTCATTGTATAGCGGTTTGGCAGCGAGCAAACAAGATACACTTGTAAGCGCGACCAACATTAAGACAATTAACGGGAGCAGCATACTTGGCAGCGGTGATTTAGTTGTGTCAGGAGGCGGTGGTAACACGCAAATATACTTAGACCAATCCCCTGACAATGGGACTTATGCCTTATTAAGTGGCACGATAAATGGTAGTAACACTTTATTCACTGTGTCGCAGGGTGTTTACATCTCAGGTACTTTGGTGGTTGCTCGTAATGGACAAGTATTAACGCAAGGTGGTTCAAATGATTGGGTAGAAACAACCCCTGCGAGTGGTACTTTCACCTTTAATACAGCACCGAACACGGGCGATGTATTAACGGCGTGGTACAATAAGACCGTTGTAGTAGGTGCTAACTTCACAAGCGGCACAGCAGCACCATCAGGCGGAGTTGACGGAGACATTTATTTACAATACACATGACAATAATTGAAAAAACAGAATCAATCCTATACCTATCAGATGGGGGTGATTGGGCACTGCAAGTTAGTAACGAAAGTTTTGAGATACTACCACAAGCAGGTGGTTTGGTGTATCAATCGGGGACAAATATCGACAACTTAGCGGAACTAATTGTTGAG